TTTACAGATAAGTAAAATCTATTTGTTTGCAATACTTGCCTTATACTTGACGAAAGAGCATAATCACGGTGTAGGGTTTGAAGAAAAACTCTAATGAACAGTTCTATTACCACCAACCATCATTTTAGGTTCTTCCTCTTGCTCCTCGTCTAAGGGATCTTCAGCAAGAGATTTTAAGTGATGCATGAGTTTATCTACTCTTTCTGACAATTCTTCAACAGTAGATGGTGGATCATCAGGGACTTCGATTGTCGCTTCGTATTCATTTACAAGACGAACATAGAAAGGTATAGCATACTGATGCACCCTCTTTTCGAAGATAATATCCTTTTTATTAAATTCAAATAACTTATCGTCTGTAAATTTACAGTAGGGTGCTGCTGTAATATGTTCTCCAATGTTACCATTGTTCATAAAAGGAAACGATTTAATTAACATTGGATATTCTATTGTCACAGAGTTGGGAGATTCATTTCGTTTTACAGCCATAATCTGCTCACCAGTTACAAGTTTTATAACTATGTAACTGTCATTAGCAGACAGGTTAAATTCGCTCATATACTAACCTCTATTATTTTATAATTAAACTGTTCTTCTGAATAGGTTTTTATTCTTTCAGCGAAATGATTTAGAGTGTGGTTTTTCCAAGACTTCCAGTGTAAGTCATCAGCAATATCGTAAAGAGTACATTCAGTCTTGCCATCTTTTAATCTTAAACCACGCCCAATACTTTGTAGATTGCGTATCTTACTCTTAGAAGGGGACGCAAAAATAACATTCTCAATCGAAGGTATATTGATGCCTGTCGAGAAGGTGCCAAACGACGCAATAATAATAGCATCTTCCTCTCCCTCGCAGATATGACGGATTGCCTCTCGATCAGATGTTTCGGTGCCACCATAAACGAAAAATACTTTTCTATTTTTATGCGTTTTTTCCTTTATCATATCGAATAAAATTTTACCGTGTTTCTCAACATATTGAAACAAAACAAGAGTATTGCCATTAGAGTCTACTGCTAAGTTTCTTATAAACTTATTTCGCTTTTCGTGAGTAACAATAAAATCCATCTCATCTTGATAGTTATTGTTCTTTCTTCCTTGACGAGTTACCTCATCATATTTAAGCAGTATACAGGTAATATTTAGGGTAGCTAGTCGTGATGATTCCATCAACGCTTTCGTTGTCGTCACTCGGTGGACTGGTCCAAATATTCCTTCCAGTACGAGTCTATGCACTTTCTTATTATCCAAAGTGCCAGTAGTGCCAATGCGATAACGTACATCGGTTAATTTCTCCATTACTGATGTTAAAGACTTTGCCTTAAACTGATGAGCCTCGTCTCCAAATATAACATCAAATTGGTTAAACCATTGTTTTGGTTGTTTATAAATTGACTGCCATGTTGTAATTAAAACATCTTTAGTAAAATCTTTAGGAAATCCAGCGTATAATTTTTGACAGTGTTTGTCAACACGCCAATCATTTGCTGATGAATAATCTTCAAAATCTGAGTATAATTGCTCAACTAAAGATGTTGTTGGAACTACAATAATACACTTTCTTCCCTGTTCTAAGTGCCATCTTAATGTAGTGTAAATAATAAACGATTTACCAGAAGCTGTTGGAGATAACAGCAGTACACGTTCTTTATTTATTGCTGTATAAACTGCTTCTAATTGGTAATCTCTAATCTCGATAGGTTTACCATGACCCATCGGTTTAAGCCAGACAGCATAGTTTTGTATTTCTTCTAATGTTACTATTGACTTTGACTCGACTGGAGTAATGTAATTTAATTCATATTCGTTGTTCTTAGCAAATGTTTCTACGTATCCTAACAATCCATTATACAAAGTTTTTCTAAATATGTCATATAGTCTTACTTTACCGTCCCATAACCTTGCCCTATATTGCGGAGTAAATCTTGCTCCTGGATATTCGTACGTAAAGAACTGTGACAACTCCTGCTCAATACTAGGATCAGCATAACAACGAATATGAACTTCATTTATTTTCTCTATGTTAATAACAGACATTAAGCACCACTAATAAATTTCTTCCATTCAATACTATTACGAATCTGCCAATCTCTAGATTTAATCTGACCCATAATGCTCTCTAGATAATTTATAACACTCTCCAGATACTCTTGTCGAAGTTGAGCTTCGGCTAGTTCATAATCTCCTTCTAAGAATTCTTCCATCTCATTCTTCAAAGGTTTAACGCCTTGCCATTGCTCCCATTTTCTATCTTCTAACTCTTGTTTAGACAGTTCACCACGATAGTATCGAAACTTTAGTTGACGAAGTGTGTTATAATCCTTCTTGGCTTTAGCATATTTCAGCTTATATCCAATAAGAAAATTTAAATACTTTGCGTGTAGATTTGGTGTTCTGACAGATTCTTTATCTAATCGATCGTCGTCTATTATACAATCAGTTTCCCAAGTTTCTTGCAACTGTTCAAGATTCATAATAACTCCAAAAACAAATAATAACAATACTACTATACTTTTGTAAAAATGTCAAGTTACAAGAACTTATAATAAGAGAATCTAAATGTTGCTCTTCCGATTAAATATTGCACATCTTGTTGGGTTGATGAAAACTGCAAAGTGTCAATATTAGTTGGAAACATATCGATGAAATCAACAGACTGTGATGGTCTGTTGTTGTTGTTTAATATTGTAAGAGTTCCGTCTGAATAGTTACTCGCTAATTCATTTAGACTACCACGCTGTTCATCTGTCAAGAAAGAAGTATATTGCGAATATGTTTCTGGGAAACCTAGAGCAACAATCCAATTATAGACTGCTTTAAAGTTTGCCATATCTTCATCAATTAAAAATTGAACTATTAGCTGATCATAGGTTATCGTTTCTCCTGGGACTGGAACTCTAGCAAATGGGTTAACGAATTCTGGTTCACCAAGGGTTAATCCTGGAAGATTAACTTCTTGACAAAAAAATGTAAGTTCTGGTAATTTTTGTATAGAAAATGTAAACCCAACTGGAGATAGTGGATTTATATTGCTTGGTGTTGGGCAAGTAAAAACTCTGTTAGTCATAATTCACCTTTAACTGTAGTAACAATATTTATAATGAAAAAAGAGGGGACTTTTGGTCCCCTCTCTAAAACGCTACTCTTAGTTGGTAGCTTCTTACCTATTGGATTACATTAGGTTAGAAACGAATACCTTACGGAAGTAGTAGTTGCTTGCTGCTTGTAGGTTTGTACCGTTTCCGTCCAATTGAACGAATGGGTTAGAAACCATACCGTAGCGAGTCTTAAAGCCAATCTTAGGCTGGAAGCTCTCTGGATCAACTGCACGAACCAATTGTAGTGGAACGTATGGGCAGTAGAATAGACCAGCATCGAATGCGGAAGCACCCTTATAGCCAACCATAAAGAATTGGTTAGTACCACCGTTACCTGCATATGGATCAACATATACACGGAAACGTCCGTTTAGAACACCTGCGAAAGTAGTAGATGCTTCATCGATTGCTAGACCTCTGTTTCCTTCTAGAGCTGGAGTGTAATCTAATACACCTGCCATTGCTAATGCGGAAGCAACATCAGAAGAACAAACGATAAAGTTACCCTTACCACGACGTGTTTGCTGAGCAATTACGTTAGCATCACGTTCGATTTGGAACATAAGTCCTTTGAATTTTTCAACAGACCAACGACCGTTAGCGTCAACGTCTAAGTCGAAAGTACCAGCTGCTGCTGTGCCAGCTTGTGCACCTGGCTTAGCAACTTTATAAACAGTACGAACAACTTCACGATTGATTTCAGCAAGAATCTCAGTTGAGAGAATATTGCTTAGTTCGCCTTCAGCGTCTAGACCATGAACGCTCTTAAGATCTTGAGCAAGTTCAATAGTGTATTCTGCTTTTAGAGAACGACTCTTAGCAGTAACACTGGTCTTTTCGATTGAGAATGACATCTCATTGAAAGTACCATCACCAGTACCACCAGCGCCAAGAGCTTCAGCAGCAGCAGTAGTCATACCTGTACCGTTTGTTGCATTATTAGCAGTTGGTTGACCAGTAGAATGAGTACCAGTACCAGAGAAGTCTGTATCTGCTTCGTTAAAAAGAGCTTCGGTACCACTTTGTGAACTGAAGCGGCTCTTCATTGCGAAGATTAGACCTGTTGGTTGTGTCATTGGCTGAACACCGCAAATGTCATAAGCGATCATTT